ACTCGCTGCAACTAGTTGGTCGTCTTCCAGACTTGGCCAGTTACAACGAGGAGCTCCTCTCACGTTAGTCCATAGTATTCAAACTGCATGTTTTCATCTACTTTAAATAGAAATAGTTCAGGGTGTAAGGTCACCGTTCCCGATGCACTAGCTCATCCCAGACCTTATACGTGTCTGTGGTATCTAGAAGTGCTTCGACAGCCCATTCGCGGCTGAGACCTGAATCCAATGTACCACCGGCATAAGAGTATGTTCCTTCTCTCCACTCCGATGATAAATTGTCAGCTAAAATCTTACGTCCCCGCTTTTCAAAGCCAGGCCATGCGTTTTGTACAAGTTGAATATGGTCTTCGACCAATGGATTTCCCGGACCACAAGAGGCCAGAACGTCCACAACACGTGCAATATCATATATTGCTCTAGGCGGTTTTCCACCTAACGAAATGTTCTCATAACCAATGATACTAGCACGCAGGTTTGCTTCCTGTACTGCTTTATCAGTGGGCGACCTCTCAGTCTGATACATGCTGGCGGCAACTCCCACAGGATTACCATGTGACAAAGAGACATCACGCTGCAGATTACGCTTCAAGAAGAAGGTACTGTCATGCATGTACATCTGTTCACCACGTAGTTGACCTATGTGTACTTCAACAGTAGGATCGGCAATCTTTGTTTTATCAGGATGCAAAAGCATACCCAACAGTTTCAAGTCCTCTCCCATATGTCCGTGAAGAATTTCCATCTCAGCAACAGAAACGTCGTTGTAAATTTGGATTCCATCATCAGAAAGCACTTTCTGCCATTTCGGCTCCATGCTTAATGTGTGTTTCCATCGTCGATACAATGTTAAGTGGATTAGAGATCCAATCCACTGTGTAAGACCATGACCAGAAGGTAGACCACCAAACATCCTCATGATGAAACTTGAATGCACGCGGAGTTTATTCTCACGTGTCAAGTCAAACAACAGGATTAGTAGTATTGCTCGAAGTTCAGGGGCATGACTTAAGAAGCCAGACTCAATAACACAATTATATATTAGCAGGAACCACGCCGGGTGTAGACTTTTATCAAATTTCTTCAAATCGTCAGCGCTTATGACAGTGGCGTCAGCCAGTGCTTCAGAAGCTTCGAATTGCATTTGATCCACTGAAATCCAAGATACATCACTGAATCTAAGACCAGGGGTCATAACCGTCGTCATTACTGCACCATAAGGTTTCATGAGCATACGAATACCGTGAATAACACGATCCGGTGCTCTACTAAACATAGTGTATACATTGTCATTTGCATTAGGCATGGCAACTGGGGATGTAGCCATAAACTCTGCAATCAGCTCAGGATCAACTAATTTCGATCCTTTGTAAAGCCAGTCTCTGAAATTAGGCCAGTCAACGGAATCAAACCTTTCCTGTGGAATGTTGAAATGTAACGGGTGTCCCGCGTTACGGTTCCAATTCATCTTAGGATACCAGGAATGTTTATCGTTGATACTGACCGGTGGGAGGTCCTTTAGCAGACTGTTCCACTCTTCAAGAACTTCAATCATCGGTTCACGGTATTGTTTAAACTCCTCCTCATCAACATGAGACCGGAATCCAGATGGATCGCCGGAAGCATAACCGACAAGTGTTTCAACCATACCTTGTACATTGTTCGCGGCCTTTGAGTCTTCACGCGTTTCCCAACCCTTGTTTTGCCAGTATGACCAAGCAGGTAAGGGTGCGATAACGTCTAAGTAAGAATCGGCGTTTACTTCAAATATGCGTCGTTGATGCATACCCATGTTTCTTTCAGCACTAGGAACTTGAACAGGGTCTCCCCATATTGCTTGTCCCATGATAGTGAGCTCACGTTTGTCGTGGGTCTTAGCTTGACCCATGAACATCTTATGAGAACGTTCGTAGTTAGATCGCGCGTCTAGGCGTTCTAATTCGATACCATTCGATTGTAAACCGAGCGCCAACTCTGTGTTCATAAAATTCCGAGCTGCGGATTCTATGAAACGTTCGAGTTCGTCTCCTGTTCTACCTTTTATGTCTGCTCTCATTTAGATCCCTTCTTGAAGAGACTGATGAACCAGTCTTTCATCTTACTATACCAGCGCCTGCGTCGGTCGTACATCCTATAATATGCCATCAGTTCGTCCGAATTATACCAAAGGGTTCTATCCCATTCAGTGTCTTCGGGTTCGTGACTGTGCCACCCTAAGGTGTCGCTATCCTTCACTTGCTGAGCAAGGCGTTCCACGTTGTATTGTACTACATACTTCTTGTAGTCTGTATGTCGGTTCGAGCCAGGGTTTCTATAAAACATACTGTAATCCAACAGTGGACTGCTGTTACCAGGGCTCTCGTCTTTTAGCTGTGTGTCCTCAACTGATCCATCAGGTCCCGCCGTAATTTTGCGGAGGTCAGAGGAGACAATCACATCGTCGTTCAAATTTGGGCTCATGCGAACCGTAG